GCAATTCTATGAAATAATGAGCTAAGAGTAGTATGTGTCCAAAATTAGGGGGTTAACCCGTTTTCACAAAATGGTTAAACATATTCGACACACCCGAACCTAACGCATTCGCACCTTTTTTAGCCGTTTCCCACGAAGGTTGAACCATTTCCTTACGTACATTTTCCATCATATTGTTATCAATCGATACAACTTTTCCTGCCGTTACAAACTTGATAATGGAATCTCTCTTTTTAAATCCAATCCACAATATGGCGGACAACACTACGACATTTAATAGATACATTCCGAAGCCATTTGGCGGTATCAATTGATCTACGACAAAGCACATCACATATACAAACAAAATTAAGATACCCAACATTGCTTTAAGAAGAAAGACACTTCCTAGGCGTCCTAAAGTAACAAATCCAGAATAGGCCAGTTGGGGAACATACGAAATCATAAAAGCAAAAGGAATAAAAAATACGATCGCTAGAGCTATGATTTGAAGCAAGAAATTTAGAATCGCCAACCCCTTGATGACTATGTTATTTTTTTAACTTTATCCTGGACAGGCCTTAGAGCTGGTGAATTAGTAGCTCTTAAGTGGAAAGACATTGCTTTTGAAGAAAATACGATCAATATTACGAAGACCTACTATAATCCAAGAAATAATACCAAAGATTATAAATTGCTTCCTCCCAAGACTAACGGCTCAATACGTAAGATTGATGTGGAAGATGAAGTTATTAATACCCTCCATAAACATAAATTGAAGCAAAAAGAAATCAAACTACAAGTTGGCAAAGAGTATTATGATAAAGATTTTGTTTTTGGAAGATTAAATGCTCCTTATTTCGGTTATCCACATTTTATTAAGACTATAGAAAATCGAATGGAAAGCCTGTTAAAAAAAACAATAGCTATTAACAAACGATTAACACCTCACTCCTTAAGACACACCCATACATCTTTGTTAGCAGAAGCTGGTGTTGAATTACTTCAAATTATGGATCGACTTGGTCACACAGAAGATGAAACAACTACACAAGTTTATTTACACATTACAAAAGACAGAAAAAAAGAAGCTTCTCAAAAGTTTGCTCAACTAATGAGAAGCCTCTAATTTTAATTTTGGATTGGTTCAGGCACCTTTTCGGCACCTAAAATGATGTTTCCATCTACAAACCCTTAATATATAAGGGTTTTATAGATCAAATTACATCATACCACCCATAATTCACCCTATTTTCGCATGATTTCAGACTCTTTCATTCAAGGGTTTCTGTGATAAAAAACAACGAAGATAAAACAAGAAGAAACCGCATCTTTTCACAGTTGGGTGGGATTTTCGTTATTTTCGTGTTATTTTTTAAAAAATAACATGATATTTGCAGACGGAACATTCGTTCTTATATAATCCCCTATAGGGAGATGATCAAATGACTGATTTTGAACGGAAAGTATATCAGATCATAGTGAACATGCATCTGTATGGAAAGAATCCATCTCTGGACGATTTGAAAAGGAAAACAGGAAAGAGTGAAGAGGATATTCGTGCAGTTGTGAAGAGTCTTTTGATAAAAGGTGAATTGAAGTGGGATAAACTGCAGAAAAAGTGGATAATAAATTGAGGTTATTAAAAAAAGCTCACCGACAGGTGGGCTATAAAAATATTAATCAATTAATTAATATAATCGTCTTCCTTGTCCTTTTTCAAACCAATCTATTACATTAGAGAATAGTTTCACAGGACAAATATACCTTGTTTTGGAAAGCATATCATTTAAGATTTGTTGTCCTTCACTAGCATTAATGATCTCTTTATCATAAGCATCGTAAAGGATGCCTAAGGTCCCCATTAGGGGAATTTTGTTTGTACTACAATATTTTTTAGTCGCTTTAAGATCATCTGATCCTACAGTCCATCCTTTATCCTTTGCTATAGCCATAACAGCTGATTCGCCTGCACCGAATCTTTTGTTTAATTTAGCAAATGTAAGACAGATGTTGGGATGATCGACAAAGTTTATTTTGAACTCTTCTATCCATTTTTTCTGTATAGCATCCGTTAGATCGTGATTTAACTTGCCTATGGTTATAAACTCATTTATAACCTCAGTAGGTAAGATGATATTTCCTGAATATAAGCTTTCTAAAATTCTTAACTGATTTGTTATCCCAAAACGTAAAATAATTCCAGTATCACAAACAAGAGGAGGTACCTTAAGCATAGTCTTCCTCCTCGAAAATATGGGATTTTTCTTCACTCAAACTTAACTCATCAATTGTCATCTCAATATCATGCAAAAATTCTTCTAATTTTTTTTCACTTATTTCATCATTTTCAAAAGCTTTCATTGCTTTTTCAATATATAACTGTGAATTATACGACTTCTCATCTATTTCATATATTTCAGTTGAATAACCATGCTTTAATGCTTCACTTTTTATCTTAATTGTACTTTTATAATAATCATATTCCTGTTTTGTAATATGACCTAAATTACACACTCTATTTAACATGGCGCTCCAACTTACATTAAAATACTGTTGAAGATAAATTATATCAGTATAATCCAGATTTCTACTTCCATTGTTCGTTCTTTTAATCACGTGCTTTAATATCCCATCTTCAGGCATTAAAAAATGCGAAGCGAATAAATCAGCTAATTTTTCGATTTCCATATCCTGATTGAATTTATTAACAGCACATACCCCGCCCATAACATGAGTATCATATAAGTAATGAGAAAGTTCATGCGCAGCAGAGAAAATCTGATGTCCTAATGTCTTATTGGAATTAATTATAACCAGATGAGCATCTTTACTTTTCATAAACATTGCCGATGCTTTTCCCTTAAATGGCCTTTTGAAGAGGAATACCCCTTTACTTTCCAATAATTTGAAAATATTTGAGATTGGTTCATCACCCAATCCCATGCTATTTCTAAGTTCGTTTGATCTACTCTTGGCAAGGGCAACAAGTCTTTGCATTAATTTAGCTCCTCACAAATCTCATTCAGAATTCCAATATTAACCAGAATCTTTCTGGACCAATTAATGGTTTGTTGATCATCCTCTTCTAAATCTGCTGCTCTGAATGCAAGTTTTACGTCAAATTCTTCATTATCTTCTTCGAAAAAGTGATCTAATGCAAAACCATAAAGATCAGCCATTTTTTTTAATAAAACGGTATCGATTGGTCCCATCCCTTTTTCAATTGAAATTAATTTTTGGCGACCAATGTTTAAGTTTTCAGCAGCTTCTTGCTGTTTTAACCCACTAATGCTTCTTGCTTCTTTAAGTTTCGCACCTAACTCAGCATGAGTAAGCATGAAATTCCCTCCTTCAACACTGTAGATGTGTTCTTCCCTATTGTACACAAAACAAAACAAATTATACAGAACAAAATACAAAATGTCATTATAAATGGACATTTTGTTTAATTAAGTGGCAAACGTATGACAAACAAAAACCCTCCTCAACTTGAGAAGGGCTTCACTCATCATACGGCCGGTACTTCTTCCGACCGGCTTCTAATTCTTTTTTTAGAGCTTGTACATGTCCAAGCAAAAATAATGCGACTGTCCCAACCTTTTTAACTGGCTTGAGCTTCCCGGAAGTCACAAGGGTACTTAAACGCTGCCGGGTGATTCCAAGCAACTCCCCTGCTTCCGCTGCAGTCAAAACTTCTTCCTGGATAAACTTAATTTTTTCGCTTTCTTTCATGTCGACTTTCTCTCCACATCATAATGAATCCTTTTAACAAGGTAATAACAACGGCTATCATCAAAACAGTATGCGCAATCTTTCCAGACATACCCTCATCGGTTAGATCAATTGCAACGATCCCGGCAACCAAAATGAGCAAAACGGCAAAGTCACCTGTGCTGTACTGCTTAAAATATTTTTTCATACTATCGTGGACGTGATATAATGTATGAGCAAGGGGATTTCTCCCCTTGTCTCACTAGTATCAGCGCTTCTTGCTTGTCCGGCGGGAGCGCTTTTTCTTTTTCTTGCTATGCTTTTCGCTTTCCTTCTGCCATATGTCGTAGATGTGTTTTATGATGGTCACGATACCAGCGATAGCAAGAATCCAGTTTCTCACCTCGTCCACTTCAGCACCTCCTTTCTATACTTTAATTATACAATACCTATTTACGATTGTAAATAGGTATTGTAAAAAAATAAAAAGAAATAAAAATAGATATCCTCGCCCCCTTTTTTTTCAGAGATTAAAGAATATAATCTCTTCGTATTAAAAAAAAGAAAAGAGGAATTGTTGTGGACTTAATATTATTTTCTTTGTTATTCATCAACGACACTATACCATTTTGGTTGTCTCATTTGTTGATGAAAAAGCGTTAATAAGATGCCCCTTTTTATAGTGAGGCATCTCAATCATTGATCATTAAATCTATTTCAATGACGATTCAATTTTCACTTTAGTTTTGGGACCGTAGATGCCGTCAGCCTTTAATCCATTCATTAGCTGGAACCGTCTTACTGCATCAGCTGTTTTCGGTCCATAATAGCTATCAATCCCGAAATTTTTGGCTTTCTTATCCGGATAGAAATGCAACGCCGCCAGCGCTGTTTGAATCTGTTCAACAGCAGCGCTGTGAATCAACGGGCTTTTCACTTTAAAGATGCCAGAGGGCAGATTAAAGGATGATTTCTTTTTGCTTGAGCTTGGTTTTTTCACTGCCTTGGACGAAGTTGTTTTCTTGCTCGATGTTTTGCCGCCAAGCGCTTTTAATTCAGCATCAATCGCCGCTTTGACCTCATTCCAGCGCCCTTCCGATAAGATGCGATGCGGGCAATACTTTCCGCTCCAGTCTTGATGCTTCCGCACACGATCAATACCCCAGCCGCGTTCTTTAAGCAGCTGCGCCACAAACTTGATAGCCAACTTTTCAGCAGCATAGTATTTGTCGCCTCCTGACTTGCTGTAGCAGATTTCAACGCCAATAGACTTACGGTTCCCGGGACCATTTGTGCCGTCTCCTGTATGCCATGCATTGCGATTTAACGGCAGTCCTTGAATAACCTCTTTGTCATCAACAGCAAAGTGAAAACTCGTTGAACTGGTGTTTCCGGTCATGTAACTGACCTCGTTAGCAGCTGACGCATCATTGTAAGTATTATGAATAGTAATGTATTCAGCATCCAAGTAATTCGGGCATTTCAAAGCGTATTTTGCTTCTGATACAAGGTTCTTTTTCACTGCAATTGTCATGAAAATCTCTCCTATTCTGTTTTTGAAATAGAAAGAGCCACCAGCTGGCAGCTCATTTTGTAAGATTATTTTGTTTTAAAACCGCTTTTTGCTTGTGTCCTTTGGCAGTCACATAGTTGTTTTTGAACCATGCAGCAAGTGTCGTACCGAATGTGAAGAGCAGAGAGCCGGCAGTGTACAAAGCATCTGCAAGCTGATTCACTTGTGCATCTGTGATATCCAAAGGCGATTTACCGAACATCAGCATTGTTTGGTTAAGCAGCGCAATTAAAAGAAGCACCGTCCGGACGACCGTGCCTTTGTCGAAGTTTTTCATATTGTGTATTCCTCCTTATTTTTGCAAAACGGTATAAAAAATAGCGATTGCTCCCCCTATAATTCCGGTGGAAATCGCTGTAATGATAGCGCCCGTGATTGTGCGCTTGATCCATGTTGTATTCTCTTCAATTTTGTTGAGCTTTTCATTGAGTGACATGATTTGCTGATCTTGTCTATCTGAGGATCGTTCAAGAGAGCTTACCCGTCTTTCAAGCGATTTTTGCTCTAGTTTAAACTCTGCCATCTCTTTTTGTATTACATTCACATCCGGTACCTCCGTCAATTGTGACATTAGTACGCCCCCCTTTTATCTATTTCATGCGATTTCACCTCCTTTGAGGCAAAATAAAAAAGCCGCTTCTCCGCCGCTTATTTTTTCTGATGATTTAGTTTTACTGGACCTTTCAAGTTGTTCAGGTTCTTTTCTAACTTCTCAATATGTTCCTTTAGTTGCTGGATTTCATCTTCTTGTTTCTTTAAAAGCTCTTTGTCCTTACTGGCCATGTAACTATATGTCATTAATGTATCTTCAGCTTTAAGCCATTTTTGCTGATAAGTTGCTGCTTTCAATTCAAATAACTCAACTTTTTCTTGTAACTCCATATTATTTGATTGTTTTTCTTCCATATTAGCGTTCTCCTATTCTGTTTTATCAGGATAAGCGTTTCCGCGCTCAAGGGCCGTTATTTCGTCAAATTCAGCTTGTGTAATGCGTTCTTTTTGAACATGTGTTTTTAGCTCAATGGTTAGTACAGTTCCATTTTTCCAACAATCCTCAAAAAAGTTGTAAAATGCGCTCCGGTTTTCCATTGAATACCCTCCTATTAAGGCTGATTAGCCATCAAAACATTACACATTCTTTGCAAATTTAAAATTTGCTCTTTCATCTGCTCGACTTCTGAAACAGGTTCATTAATCGGGTTTGTTCCTTTTAAAATCTCGTCAATTTCCTCCTGGGTAGCACCTTCAACCCATTGCCCTTGTTCTCTATCGTACCTTGGTTTAAAAAAGCCTGAGCCTTCCCATGCATCTACAACGCCATCGGGAATATCTTTTGCATCTGGTTCGTATCCTTTGATTATATAACCGTTTTCATCGATCTCATATTTCATTAATCTTGATTCTTCCATTTTTCATTTCCCCCCTCGTTATTAAGGTTTAGGCATATACATGATTCCATTTAGGTTTATTGCCCCAGACTGAAAGCCCAAGACTTTTAATGATCCACCTGAATCATAAGCAAATTGATCCGCCCCAGTCACTTGCACACGCAAACCACTACGGCCATTAGAGCAAATCCATGCGCCGTTTTTGTCTGGTGTAGGGATTTTCCCGATTTCAAGATCACCTGTGTAGGTAGTTCCTTTTACTTCTCCGCGAAGTTCAACAAACCCATACTCATTATATCTCCAATCTGCATACCCCCACTGGCCACCAGTATGTGTGAAAAAAGGCGTTAAAGATATCCTGTTCCACCCTTTATTTTTCGAATAAATGCTAGCTTTTCCGTTAGAGTAGAATTCAATGTTTTGCTCACCGCTCATATACAAGCTTCTGGCCGCCCATCTCCAATCAACCTCTTCACCTAAAATTCTAAATGTTTCGTAAGGGTCTGATACCGTGAGGGTATCGTACAATATAGATAGCCTTTTAACATCATCGCGATAAATTTCAATGTATGCCCCATCATATCCGCTAGTAGATTCCCTGTTTTCTTTGGCGGCTATTTCCATTCTTACGCTCGCACCGTCAGGGCCGTTAGAAAGTTTAACAGCACCCCTCGAAACTTCGGCTTTTTTCTTCATTTCTTTATTGTCGCTGTTATCTAACGATCCGTATTCTTGAACTATACTTCCAGATGTAATAGTCAATTCTTCGTAATCACTGTAATTGAATTTTCTATATTGGCTTATAACATTGGCTTCGATGTATGATTTTAGAGAACTGGAACCCGTTGTCTCGAAACGAGAACCACGAATCACAACCCCCTCAATCGTAATACCTTTGAGCGTACCGACGTTGATCTTATCAGCTGACAAGCTCCCGATCTTGGCATTTGTAATGGCTCCGTCAATGATATGGACGGTATCAATTATCGCTGTTTTCAGGTGAGCTTTTGCGATAGCAGCGTTTTGAATAGCTGCTGTTCCTATTGCCGCCTCAGCAATTTGCGCACTTGTTATGGCTGCTTTTTGGATGTGTGCTGTTCCTATCGCTGCCTCTTGTATATGAGCAGATCCGATAGAAAGGGCTTGGATGTAATCACCGTCAATAACGTTGTCCGTTAGTTGTGTGTCATAAGGACTGTATCCATACTCCTTTATCGTATCGCCTTCGCGAACTTGCAATTTTCGAATGACGAACGAGCATAACTCTGTATTGTTATTCCTGTTAAAGCCGCCGATGCCTATTGTATATACAGAGCTTGTCGTAGGGGCTGTGAATTTAATATTAACCCTGACAAACTGATCAGAAGGATAAGAAGAAATGTCTGATAAATCTGTGCCACTTATCCTGTACCATGAATTTGTTTCTTTAAGGTGAATATAGTTCAAATCAGTTGTGTTATTTCTTTTCACTTCGAAAGAAAGAGTGTATGTTTTCCCTTGCTCAAGCTTCATTCTTTGGATATTATTCGGCGCTATTCTTAACCCACAAACACCAAAAAATAATTGATCAGTTAATTGAGTCTGAGAAACCGTCATTTCATTAAATTCTTTTTCCTCTACTGTATGAGAGGTATATGTGTAATCGTAAAACCATTTCGCCTTTAAAAGAGACCCTGGGAATATATTACCTTCGTCAAAATCCCTTGCTAACTTATCAGCTGTCACTGCCAAGTTAGCCAGCTTTTCGGCTGTAACTGCACCAAATAATATGTCATCAGTCAATATTCTTTGAGTAGTGGCAGAAAACTCATCTGTAAAATCGCTTGCTGTGCCTCTTGTATTGATTGCTCGAAGACGGTAATACCAAACTTCATTCACACCTGTAAAATGCTCATATCCACTTGTTTTCCCTCGAAAAATCCTGTTTTCTGTTAGAGGTGTGAACCCTTTGATCTGAGAAGCATAAATTTCATAGGCAGCAATATAACTAGATGGATCATAGTCCCACGTTAAGGTGATGTTTTGAAACATTGACTTTACTTCAACATTTTTAGGAACTGGTGGTTTTGTATCCGGGAAACTGCCGTCAGTGACTTCGCCAACGTCTGGCTTCCTCTCCCAAGTACCGCGATTCTTGTCGAGTATATTCTCTATCTGATCAATCCGATCATCACCTTGGAGCACTGATAAAAACTGCCCTATTTCCACTACACAGGTATTGTCCGGGTCTGTGATGTCATATTCCATGGAAATGATGCGCTGTGACGTTTCTATCGGAATAGCAAAGTTTCGGTCTATGGCAATTGTCGTATCGCCCAGCTCAACGTGCTCATGCTCATAACCTGGTATATTCTGAAGCAACTGAACTGAAAGCTCATAATTCACCTCAGTTTTTGATGCTGTCGTAATGAGGTGGTTGTATGTGGCTTTTAAAAGCTCCGCTGGATCAGTGATATCTTCATTGTTGTATTGTCCTTCTCTGTGGATCAATTCACCGTTTTTAAGGCGTCCCAGCCTTTTTAATAGATCCGGATCGCCAACCCATTCCTGACCCAGTGGTTTATCAACAGGATCACCTTTTGATTTCTTCCACTCTACTTCCGAGAAGTCAATAAACCTCGAATAACCGCCCGTCTCTTCTCCGTCTTCGTCTGTTGAGGCAATAGAGGCTCCATATCCCCAAAGAGCTGTCAATGGGTAGCTGATGACTGTCCTTTTGATATTCTCTGTATCTTTATCTATCTCAAAGCGTTTCCCGCTGTCTTTTCCTCGTCGTGGCAATATCTTGATAATTCTCTTGGTGATCTTGTTTCCGTCAAACTCGATATAATCTTGAAGCTCGCCGCCCCAGATGTTTATCACTTCAGCGATACATTCCAAAGCTGTTTTCTTATAAAACGTGGTGGAGTTTGTACCGAGTTCAGCACTTACCTCCGCAACCCATCGAGAACGAGCAAGCACGTTGTCTAAAACAAATTGTGCTGTTTTGTCAGTTGGCCGGAAGTCTTTCACAAAGGTTTCTGCCAGCTCCATCATGGCAGCTTCACATGTCACAAGTGTATTAACCTCTGAGTTTTCGTCTGTATCATCGAGCTCTTTGATTACAAACAATCGGAGAATGCCGTCTTTATCTCTAAAAATGACTTGATTCTCCTCAAACAAATAGCGCGCATCAGGATGGGAAGCATCTGCTACAAAAGAAAAAGAAGAGCCTTTATTCAGCTCTTCTTTGTATTTGGCATCCCAAAATCTGCACGCTTCTTGTCCGTCGCTGGACAGCACTGTCAGGACTTGATCATCTGGTGAAAGAATATACATGTCAGCCATTAACGGACCCCCTTACAAATAAGCCTCATCGAATTTGATGCGACTTGCATGGCTTAACTTCAATTGGGTTGGTACTTTTGGTGGCAGCGTGAACCACTCAGATTGTATTTGCAGAGCAGTCATGATTAATTTGCCGCTGCAAGTCACTTTTCTCTTTGAAGAATCAATAATGAGAGTGTCGCCGGCGATGAAGTTGTATACGACTTTTATTTTCTTAGATACAGATCCATCACCATTTAAAAGAGCCACCTCATATGAAGTGGCCGCCTCTTTAAAAACACATTCGATTTTTGGTTCAATCTCCGCATACCCCGGGTTTGTAAAAACCTGCACCCCGGCATTCAGTTCTGATTCCGAAGCCGCTCCATACTTTTTAGGATCAGGACAGATAAAGGTCAATGTAGCCTGTTGAAAGCCACCCTGCTCCTCGCTTTCAGATACACTCTCAAATATTGCGTAATAGGTTCTGTCGGGCTCATCATGGAAAACGAGGGGTTTCGGCTCGTCTGTATGCAGAATATAAGTCAGTTCTTCTTGCTTCTTCTTCAATTCCTCTTCACTGCTGAATGCAAAAAGAACATCTACAGTTATCGTTCTAATCGGTATTCTAGTGCCACGATAGAAACCGCCTGGACGGTTCCCGATCGTGGCTGTATTTACCTCTCGGCTCATTACTCCCCGCCCAGTGGTTGATTTCACATAAAAGAAGGGTGAAATATCGATCCCATTGAATGTGATTTTCCACTGATTGGGCAAAATCTCCTGATAGTTGATCAATTAAATCTCACCCTCCTTGCATTAGATCTTCTTTGTGCGTCTGTCACAGGCTTCTCAACGCCCTGTCCAACTTTCTTGCTGTCCATTTCGATAATGATAGTTCTTTCAGGTAACTCAAGGTTTTTGACATCTGCACTCAGTTCTTTACTGACAGTGCCGAGGTCGCTTCTAGATATGGATGTATCGTAAGCAAGATTCATATCTTTCTGCTCGATATACATGGCATCGCTGACAGCAGTCATCGCCCGCTGGACCGTTCCAATACCGTTCTGGATACCAACAGCGATTCCCGCTGGCACCATCACGCCAACTTGATCCCTCATTAACCGTGAAGGAGAATGGATCTTCAGCTTTTTCTTGATTGTCTTTTCGATTGTGGAGGCAATAGTGTTGGCTTCCTTCGCAAGCTCGCCTTTCATATTTCTCATTCCGGAAATAATGCCGGCCATCGTGTTATAACCGATAGCTTTCCCGCTTTTTTTCAGTGAGCCCAGCTGCTTCACATTGACAGTAAGCTCGCCAATTTTTCTCATGTAGTCGCTCTTCAGGAGGCTCAGTTCTTTATTGGCAGCTGAACGAAGCTCATTGATTTTCTTAGCAGTCTCATTCTTCAGGCCAGTCAATTCCTGAGCCGCCTGCGTGCTTGCGAGTTTATGCTTCTCTGTCCAAAGTCTGACGTACTCATCCAATTCAGACGAAGTCATACGAGCAATGGCATTGATCTGATCTGCTGAACCGACACCCATTTCTTTCAGTTCATCAGCGAATGCTTTTGGCGCCCTGCCTGCGATGCTTGCGATATCGCTGTCAAATTGCTTTAATTTTGCCAGCTGATTTTTAAGGTTTGATGTCAGCTTTGAGCCGTTAACCTTCTCGCTTGAAACATCGTCAAATAGACCGATTGCGTTGTAAATCGCATTTGTTCGGTCTTGGAGCTCCTTCTTATAGGCGTCATTTGCCGCTTTTATGTCTGAGGTTAGTTTGTCATTGATGCTTTTGAATTTGGACAGATATGTGGTATTGGCTGAGAGAATACCTTTGTTGATTTTATCTGCCGCTTTTCTCTCATTCTCTTTTTGCTTCCTTGCCTTATCAGCCATTGCTTTTTGAGTTTGATAAATCTCACGCTGTACCTTGATCTGCTGATCAGAAGTCAGTTTGTTCTTCTTGCTGATCTTCTGGAGAGTCTTGACGTATGTGTTACCACTGATTTTCCCTGTATCGTACTTGGCTTCAGCTCGTTTAATCTGATCAGACACCTTTTTGGTGTACGCAAGCTTCGCTTTTGCTTGCTTACGTTGCTGCTCTTTCAAAAGCTTTTTCTGTTTGTCAGAAGCATTTTTAGCAGCTTGATAGATTTCACGCTGGATTTTCCGGCTTTGTTCGCTTGTCAGCTTGTTTTGCTTCTGGATTTTCTGCAACGTCTTGATATAAGTGTCAGCGCCCATTTTCTTGGTGTCATATTTAACTTCAGCGTTTTTAATTTTGTTGGTCACTTTCACTTCAGCAGCTTTTTGAGCCGCTTTAGCCGCTCTCGCCGCAGCCGCTTTTACTTTGGCCTGTGACTTATCAATACCGGCTGCCATACCGGTGCCAACGTGATAACCGACCTGATCGCGCATAACCCTCGATGGAGAATGAATTCCAAGAAGTTTTTTCATGCCGTTAGGGATCGCATTTGCCATTGATTTAATTTTGCTGGCTAATGCCCCTGCCATCCCGCTGATACCGTTTATCAGACCTTGGATAATATTACGGCCGATGGATTTTAGATTGATTCCTTTGAAAAAGCTCATAACACCATTCCAAATGCTCTTTATCTTGCTCTTAACATTGTTCATGATGTTTGAGATAGCAGTTTTCATGGCATTAAAAGTCGTTTTAGCAGTCGAAGTCAACGCTTTCCATATGGCAGTTACCGCTGTTTTAATTCCATTCCAAACGGTAGAGAAAATTCTCTTTAATCCATTAAGAAAATTAGTGAAGAAAGTTTTTAATCCATTCCAGATTGACTTTCCGGCGGAAACTATACCTTTCCAAACCGTGGATACAGTTGATTTCACAGCATTCCAGATTGTAGACCATATCTTTTTCTGGAAATTCAGCCATGCCGTAAAGAAAGTTTTCAAACCGTTCCAGATGGTTTTCCCAGCGCTTGTAATACCCTTCCAGATGGAAGATAACGCCGATTTTATGCCATTCCAGATCCTAGATGCGGCAGACTTAATCGCATTCCAGACGGTCATGACGACCTTTCTTTGCAACTCGAAATTTGCCTTTATAAGCGTGACAAGAGCCGACCATACTTTCGAAGCAGCATTCTTAATCCCTGTCCAAGCAGATGAAAGCCATTTAGAAACAACGCCCCAAACTTTGATTGTATAAGCCTTGATCTTATCCCAGTTCGCAATGATGAGGACAACCAGACCCACTACAGCCGCTGTGATCCATGCAATAGGACCCATAGCAATGACCCAAGATGCCGCCATTCTCGCCGCGTTTGCAGCCGCCAGAGCCGCTAAAACAACCAAACGCGCTCCGAAAGCAATCATCTGTTTGATTCCAGCTGCCAACATAGATGCAAATGAACTGATTTGCGCTGCCGTCCACGCCGCTGCCATACGTGCCGCTTGTGCCACAGACTGAGCAGCCATGACAACCATCTGTTTGATCCAAAGTCCCATCTGCACTATCCCAGCTCTAAGGGAAGTTACAAAAGAGCTTATTTTCATGATTGTCCATGCCGTTGCCGTTCGTGTTGCTTGCGCAATTGACTGTGCCGCCATAACAGTCATATTCTTGATCCACAAACCCATTTGAACTATGCCGCTCTTTAGGGAAGATACAAGAGCAGATATTTTCATCGCTGTCCAAGAAGCAGCCATTTTGACTGCATTTGCTGTGGATGCTGCAGCCGCTGCTGTGTATCTGGCAATGAATCGTCCTACTTCTAAAATGGCTGTTTTTAATTGAGTCACAAGTCCAGCTAGCTTAATTCCTGCAGCTGTATCTTTAAAGGTTCTTAGATATTGTGCAGCATCTCTAAAATCTTTAAGTCCATTTGTAACAGCACTCACAGCTACCATAGCAGGAACTATAGCTCTCAGTGCTCCCACTAATGAAATGCCCACCGCAATGAATTGCCCGATTGCAGGATTTGCTTGCATCGCTGCATTAGTGAATTTCAAGAAACTATTTACTGTTTGTAAGATGGTTTGCCCTAACGGCGCCATACCAACAAGCAAATTGATGATTGTTTTGGCGATTTCACCAAGCGTACTCCAAACAGTCGGACCGTTCGTTTTAATGTAGTCAATAAACGACTGAAATTCTTTCGTTTTCGTGACGCTGCCGGCCCATTCATTAAACCTTTTAGTCATGTTGACAAGGGATGTCATCATGTCTTGGGACATAGGGGCAAAACCGGTAAACAACTTAGTCAGGCCGCCTGATAAGTTCCCAATGATCTGCAGCAATTTAGGACCGTTTGTTTTGACATATTCAATAAAAGTTTGGAACTTCTTTGACGAACCTAAATTGGCTGACCACTTCACCCATGAAGCTGTGGCCTTTTCCAAACTGGACGACATGTCGTTACCAAGAGGGCCAAAAGCAACAATCAGATTCATAACTGTTCTGAGGACGTTGCCCGCTATTTTTCCAAACGTGACGAAAGCCTGACCAGCATTTTTGTTCATGTAGTCTATAAAGCGCCGCATGTCGGTGTCTTTAAACGCCGCATTCATGCTTTTTGCTAATGTAACACCGCCATTTGCCACGCTTTTGAACATAGGTCTTAAACTATTCAGAACGCCCTTAAACGTCGTCAGCGAGCTCGTGAACGTTTTTAAAATCGGTTTCTGTACAGATTGAGCAATATCATGCCAGTTGCTTTTGAAATCCTCCAATGTGTCCAGCGCTTTTTTCTCTTCTTTTCCAAGAGATTTTTGCAGGTTATTGATCTGCTCCATGATTTTAGCGCGCTCTTTTGCACTTGTAGCATTATCCAGCTTCTCTTGCAGCTTTGAAAGGTCTTCTGATGCTTTGAATACGTCACCTATAGAAGTCGTGGCAAGGGCTCCAAAAGCCACCGCACCTGTTCCCGCTGTTGCAAATGCACTGGTTAACCCCATAACTCCGCCGGCTGCCACTCCGAGCATAGGACCCAAGGCACCAATTGCCCCAGTTATGCTGGCAAGAACCGGAGAAATCGCAGGCAACGCAGATGTAAATGCCCCTGCAAGTGAATGGCCTATGACAGTAGAAACGGAGTTAGTGATTTTAGCCAGACGATTCATAGAGTTTTCGAATCGATCCGTACGGGCTTCTATGAAGATCCATACTCTGTTAGGTAAGGATCTCGTCTCAGTTTGTGCAGTAGCGACTGCGCGAGTTAAATCCGATGTATTCCCGTTAATGTTGGTTGTAACCCGGTTGGGTATTGATGCAAGTTCGGTTCGCGCCGCCGATACTGCCCGTTGTACGTCGTCAGAGTCTGCGTCTAAATCGACTCGGGTTCTCTGATGCCGATGAATAAAGTTGTCGATCTGCTGCTCTGCTTGTCTGACTCGCGCTTGGAAGCTTGCGGTTTCCGCTTCAACTTCAACAGTATGGGTATCAGCCATACGCCGCATCATGTCATTAACTCGATCCATACTTCTGTTGAATCTCTGCGTCTGAGCTTCTACAACAGCAGTGAGCCTTTCGATCATGCCCTCACCCCTTTTCTTTGGATTGTTTTCCGAAATAAGACCGCACAGCGTCATTTAACATCTGCACGCCTTTAGCTCTCGGACCGAGCTTGTTTACGTCTGTATCACGCCATTTGTTTTCCTCGCTTGTCAGAGAACGCTCAAGCTCTCTGCGCGCTTTTCTGGCATCAAACATCTTTGACTCTTTTGGTCTCTTTTCGTTTAGTGCATAGCGATGAAACATAGCATTTCTCGCCAACTTTTCCATCTCGTCAATTTCACGGAGTTTGGCTGCTTTTAGCTTTCGTTTATACTCGTTTGGAGTCCATGACATAATGACATCGTTGTCATAGACACCCATCCAACGAGCTGCATTTTCAATTACTTGGAGATAGTCGATCCCGTCTTCTCTTTGTACGCTTCTTCCATCGTCTCCAGCATGTCCTTGTTCATTTCGTCTTCCTCCAGACGCTTCGCTTCCATTTCCGGAGTCTCGTTCGGGCTGACCTTCTTCGGTTTCGCCAGCTTGCTCATCATCTTCCATTGCTGACGGATCTTTCCTTTGAAAAAACCCGCTGAATCCAGTGTGTTAAAAGCTTCTTTCACCATCTCATCAACGGCGTTGCCAGTTTCATCTTCTTCAATGATCTTGGCGATCGCATCCTCAATCTGCTCGACAGACGGCTTGCCTTTTTTCAAGTGAGCAAGTGCGCAATCCCAAAATGCAGAAAGGTAAACCGCATCATCATTCAGTAAGCTGTTGTAAATCGTTAATGTGCCGCCTGATTTATCACCGTTTTTATCTTCTTTCGCATATTTCTCATTCGCTGTTCTGTCGAATGCAAAATCACAGCGTGCAGCATAATCTTTTCCGTCAATTGTTAAGTGAGCCATATATAAAACCTCCAAATTTTTGTATTAAAAAGAGCCCTGGCAACAGCAGGGCTCCTATGCTTCTTCTTTATTTGTGCGAATCGTGAATTTCTCTGACCAAGCCGATTCCCCGGCGTCATTAACCGCGGAAACATTGAAAATGTATGAACTGTCGGGTTTAAGAATTGGATTGGAGAGATATGAGTTTGTTTTGACAGTTGCTATCTTTGCATAATATCTGTAAATGTTGTACGAGGTCGCCCCTTTCACCGCGTCCCATTTAAATCCCACTTGATTTGAAGTGACGCTTGTCATAGTTATGTTACGGGGTGTATCAGGGCGCAGTTGCTTGAGTTCTCGTAATAATCTCGGTCATCGGTGATTCCCCAGCATCGTTAACCGCAGAGACATTGACCGTCAGCTGGGTATCTGCTGCAATGCCTGTCAGTGTGTGGGATGTGCCTGTGACAGTAGCATCAAGCTGCTTGTTGGCTCCTCGGTACACTTTGTATGACGTTGCCCCATCTACCGGTTCCCACTTCACGGTCACGCTGTCAGTAGTAGCCGTGAACGATAGATTTTGGGGCGCCTTAGGGTGTAGTTGTCCCGCCGAAGTCCTCAAATTTAGTCGCGCCGGCGGAAGATTCAATTGCTGCCAACACGTCGTCCGGCAGAGGAGGTAACTCGCCCTTAAAAGTTTTGCCCAGTACCGGCAATGTCACCGATGTTTCAACGAATCCATCTTGCGGCTGACTAACCTCTAAACTCTCAATAATGGCATGTCCGTAAACTGCATTATGCTTACCGTTTGCATTTTTATTTTTATTGACCTTCCATACCTTGATAGCTTGTTCATTGTCGTAAGCAGTCTCTATTGCTTCCTGTCCCGGATCTGAAACAGCAGCATAATAAGTGAGCTCGAAGTTTTCGTTTTTTGTTCCGTAACCAACAATCCGTCCTGATTTTGTGGATTCATCAAGAGTGTCCTGTTCTTTTGTATGAGATCCTTCTGTTTGGAAGGCAATGAACAGCCCATCTGTCCCTTGTGCATCCATTGGCTGAACGAAGTAAATCTCATCTTTACCATTCAATAATTCTGCCATTTTGTTCATCCTCTCAATTGTTTATTGTGTATCGCATCCTGAGAATGCCGTGTCTGGTGTATCCGTCAATATCAGTGATCACCTGCATGCCGCGCATCTCAGAACGGCATAAAGAAAAGCCCTCTATTCCTAGGGGCTCTCTCGTTATTGCTTGCAGCATCAAATCAAGAATCTGCATCGCTTCTTTTTTGCCGTTGTAGTCGCTCCAGCAATGGAGAACAACATTGATGATTTCACCTTTAGACGTTTTTGTTTCAAATGGCGAAACGTCATCATCGCCTGTTGTCACATATGGCTTTTTCTGATCTTTCGAGACTGCATCAAGCACACCAGTGACGCGTGCATTCAGCTCCGTATCAGTTGATAGCCTTTGAAATATAGCCATTTGCAACGGCCACATGGCTGACCGCATAATGACAGCCCCTTTCTATCACATTTGACTGGCGAAATACCTCATACCTTCCTCAATAGACGGATTCCAGAACGGCTGGGCCCGCATGCCTCGTGTCATAACCCATCGGTTAAGCTTGGTGTCATAATAGACCCAAGGAGTCTGCCTGCCGCCCCCGTCCTCCGCATAAATTCCAGTACCGTATTCGACATAAATTGCATAATCAGCACCAACAGAAATAACGGCCGTTAAGCCGCCGTCACGATAATCGATTTCTATTGAATTTTTCAAGTTTCCGCCGTCTATCATGGCAGTTGGAGCATTTAAAACGGCGTTACTATAAATCAGCTCGGCCGTGTCAGTTACAATCCGTTTAGCTTCTTCAATCACATTGTTCCTGAACTCTTCAGTCGCTCGGCGCATTTGCCTGACCCATCTACCGCTAACTCTTGCCATCAGACTCCAGCACCCCCGATACCTGGCATTTCAGATTCAAGACTTCATGCATGCCGCCTTGATCAATTGGCTCTGATTTGAGGATGAGAATTTTGTTTTCGTAAATGATCCTCATTGTCTTCTCGATATCAGTCCGATAAGGGAAATACACGTTGCATTCAACCGGGTTTTGCAGCTGCTGAGCCTGATAATATTCCCGGGAACTGACGCCACTGACTAAAGCTTCTGTTGTGATGTAGTCAACGTAACCTTCTTCATAACCACCGCCGCCGTCCGGCACCTTACCCATCCGCTGAAACGTGATTTCGTGGGGGAATTCTTCATAGATCATTTAACTCTCAGCCTTCGATATGGCGTAAGGTGTTTTGTAATGTGCCGAGGAAATTCAGTATTGTACGAATACGACACATCACCCATGCTTCTTCCCGAGAGTCCAGAAGGAGTCATATTATATTCTGCAGCCTTCGCAACAAAAAGCTTCACGCCAGCTGGCAAAGCCTCCGGATCGAAAGTGTTACTACAAAAATCACTGGCAGACTCAATCAAAATAGGGACTATTTCAGACAAATATTCATCATGTCTATCTGTCTTAATCCCTGTCATTCGTTTTACTTGTCCGATGTCCACTGAATCACCTACTCTTCACCTAAGACAATCTTGATCAGTTCGTCTTTAGGCGATTTAGGGTCAAAATCATATTCATTCTCTTTCAAGAAAGCAATAATCTCATCTTTGTTTACTTTCTGCAGTTGAGCCTCAGTCATATCAAAAAGATCGGCAGCTGGCTTCTTGACCTCATCCACTCTCTTAAAGCCAATATGTGAGTAAACCACCTCAAAAGCCTTTTCAGTGCATTCAATTGTTTTGGAACCGTTAGATGCTTTCATATCAAGCGCTTCCTCCTTCCAATGCCTTCAGGCGGTTTTCAATATCAGTGAGCTTTGCTGTTACATCATCACCAAGCTTGGCTAACGTAACAGCCTTCGCACCGATATTGGCATTTTGCACACTGCCAGTTCCGATATTTCGACTTTGAACAGAACCATCACCAATATTGATGTTTTTCACTTCTCCGTCGCCAATCATTTCAGAAGTGATGCTTTTAGCAACAGGCGTTGAACCGGGCAAGCCGGTCACTTTTGCGCCTGATTTGATCTCTAATTCACCGCCGATCACCAATTTATCGCCGTTATTTGTCTTATAGTTTTTAGATGTGTACCCCATAAGCTTACGCCTCCGTTGCTGGTGTAATAGCAGCAAAAGCATCATCGGTCAATGTCATGAATCCGACTTGCTGAGTCACACGAAGAGCAACCATATCACGCTCAAATAGGTTGATTTCTGCGCCGTCTTCGCCTTTCGCCGTTGTTAATGTCGCATCCTCGGAGATTTTGTATTCCATACCCTGAGGGATACCAAAACGAGTGTAATTCCAGTCAGCTGCAAGCAATGCCGCTTTTTTGTAATCCCACGACTTAGAATCCACATATCCGATGGGAAGTCCCAAAGCCTGCTGTGTGGCGCCGCCTGTTGCATCGTTGAAGATCGGCAGCCCATTGCCATCTTTTGTGCCGCGAAGTTTTTGACGGAAACGGCGTGTTGTTGTAAAACCGTTCACATCCTTATCAGCATCCTCAACAAGCGCCATTAACCCGTTTAGTTCGTCATATAGGTTTCCTAATGAATTCAACGCAATAGTATTGCCAGACTTTTGAATCTTTTCAAATACGGATATACCTTCACCAAATGGTGAGTTAATACCGAATAATGCAGCCTGATCAAATTTAATCGCAAAGGCTTCAGCGATAGCCTGGCGCATTTGTGTGAAGAAATCTGTTACAGAGTAGCGCAAGAATTCTTTAGAAACAGGGATAATGACACCCAATTTCTTTGAAATCATTTTTGCTGTTAACCATTGAGCCTTAGAAGTTTGGATTCTCTCGCCTTCTCCAACCCAGTAAGCTCCTGGTCCAGAAGCCAAGTACGTGAATTCCTTCTCCGGCTTACTCATTTCTTCATATTTTGCGAGTTTCGTGACAGCTGATTGCGTCATAAACTCCTTTAAAACTAGCGTTCCTTGTTCAGTTGGGACCTTCCCATTTACTGCGTCTTGCAATAATACATTGTTTGGATCGAATGTCGGCATATTAATAGCCCTCCTTATTTTCTAATACTTGCTTCAGCTGCAAGCGAGCTAATATCTAAACTTTGATTTGTCGGTTCATTGCTGCCGGACTGAACATCACGGCCATTCTCTTGGAACTTGGATTCAATCGCCTTTTGAAGTGCAGCATTGTATTTCTCTTCGAATGCTCCGAGGTTCTTCATCGTTGCTTCTTCATCCTCACCGATAAAGAATTCCACTACATCTGCCGGCAGTTGCTTTTCAGAAGCATAAGAGACAGCTTTATTTAAAAGCTTTTCACGTTGTGCTGCTGTCTTTTGATCTTCAAGCTCTTTTTCCAGCTTCCTGATACGCTTTTGTTCCTCTGTTTCTTCCGGATAAAGCTCTTTTACCTTTGCGTCAACTAGAGCATCAAGGTTGTTCGCCTTCCATGTATCAAGGCTTTTCGTAAAATGGGAATCCAACCGAGGCTGAATAAGTCGTTTCCCTTCGTCTGTTTCAAGGAACCCTTCCACCTTATCTGCTGATACGGGCGAAAGTTCTCCTACAAATGCTTTTACTTCTTCGTTCTCTTTATTTTCTTCGAGAAATTTTTTCACTTCTTCTAATGTTGGCATTACACTTCTTCCTCCTTTGCCCTCTACAGTGCGCGCCTGTTATGAGTGCATGAAAAATAAGCCTTTTAACGTCATGCTCAGGACGTGGATAATTAATTTACTCTTTAACTTCTTTGAAATCAGCATCAAATTCGTGTTTATTCCAATTCTTGATTTTCACATATTCATTTTTCTTTAACTCCCACTGCCATATATCTATTTCAGCAGGTGGATACTCTCCATTTGACAACTCAGTTGCTTTCTCCATAGCTTTTTCGAACGTAGGGTAAATCCCCACCTGATGAGGATAACAGTCATAATAATCGTCACTTGTGTACTCAACTTCATAGAACGTCACTGTTTACACCTCGTTTATAATTCCTTATATTGACTACTTCAAGCTTTCCGTAACTTTTGTGCCGTCCCGATAAAAATATCTATCGGTATCAATGTGATAATTGGCAATTTCGGCAAGCTGTTGAAATGGCAAGGCGTGGTGTAATGGATGGCCTATCTCATCTGTGAATTTATATTTCAATAACTCATCAATTATGGAAAGTAGATCATCCTTTATCTTATTGGCCCTATACTCTTCCTGAAATTTAACGATCTTTTCAGCAGTCTTCGTATCAAATGCTTTAGGAGTGAACAATGATTGCTTCAACTCACTGATAATCTCGTTGTAACTATCAGAGTCATTATATTGAATTGCACTATTCAACATTTCTAGGAGGTATTTAATACGTTCGTTCTCTTTCATGAATTATTTCCCCTTTTCCTCAATGGATTTGTACCACTCTTCATACGTCTGGTATGGAATAGTCTCGCCAGCGCCATTGCCGCGCTTACGAGCCCTTCTTGTATCCGGCAGCACGCCGTTTACTTTGAAAGCAATCGTACAACGGCAGTTAATATCATCCTTGGCATTATTCATGTGCCCCGGAGCCGGTCCGACACCGCCATATATTGATTTGAATAGCTCATTTCGTTCAATAGTCTTGCCATCAAGCTTCCTGTGACCGGAACGAGTCTTCAGATCAAGTGTTGCATTCCACATCTTTTCGAGTTTACTTCGTTTTGAGGCCTTCTCAGCGCTTTCCATCCTCGCCGAGACTTGTACCCTATGAACCTCTGTTCTCGCCACGTCACGGGCTTTCCTGCGCGCAAATTCGGTCGTTTGTTCAATACGCCGGGCAATCTTGGAGTAATCTTCACCAGCTTGAATCCCTTGAGCAATTGAAATCTGTATTTGCCGGACGTAGTCATCCCTGTGGCGCTTATATAAAGCTGAGAGAGTCAATTCAGCTATCGGATTTAATATGGCCTGCTTGATTACTTCGACTGTAGGAATACTGAAGCCTAAGTCAACCGCAGCTTCCATCTCGTACAAATAGGCAGAGCGCATGTAACTCTCAAGGAATTGTTTAGCCGCCAAAGCCTCAACGATTGTGAGGATGGTTTTGAATGCCTTACTGGATTCCTCAGTCATGCGCTCCATTTCTTTTTTGAATCGGTTGTATTTATTCATATCAGCCATGGATAGCTGACCGTCTCTGCTGTATTTCGCATAAAGGGCCGCGATTTGTTGATTGATCTCTTTCAGCCGTTGAGCAAAAACGACATCAATTTTTTTCGCGTCCTCTGTGATCATGTCATCCAGGTACTTATCAATATCATTCTGGTTCATCTTCATCACCGCCCGTATCTGTTTCGATATCAGTCAACGGTGGCATGCTGTTCCTGTACTCCTCTTCCTCCTCTTTCATCTTATGAAGCTCATACTGAACATCATCGACAAAGGACAAGAGAGAAAGGCGTGTTTCTTCGCTGATTAATCCTTTAAGCTGCGATGTTGTCTGTGCCTCTTCAAGAACGTTGGCTGGAAGGTTACGCTTGAATCCGAACCATACTTTCAAATAATCTTCTGCTTTGGCTTTATTTTTCGTTGCCCAAGCCGAAAAGATCAACTTGTATTGGTAACGGAGAGCAGCAGTCATTTTCCGTTCCATCGTTATGCACTTATTCTCAAGCGCCATCAATTTAAATTTCATTGCAACGCCAGTGACATTCCCACCAAATGATTCATCTGAGAAATTGACCGACTTTGCAAAACGGAGAATGTTTTCTTCCAGACGGTTCAAATGATTTTCAATAATCGCGTCGTTTATATCTTTTGTCAGATAGCTGACATCGTCTTTTTCGTCGTATAGTTCAAGAATGCCAGTCTTTTTAAGCTGTTGGAGTGTATCCTCATCGGCTCCCAGTCCCTTTAGGATCAAGTACGCTAGTCTGTACTGCTCAATCTCATTTGAGGCGTCTGACAGGGTCCGGTCATAGGCATCAATAAGAGACAATACCTTCTCGGCATCGCCTTTTAGCTCTTTATTGTTTGCCAACCCAAATAAAGGGCAGCCGTCGAACATATGGGGCTGTTTGCGGTCCAGGGTAAAAGCTGAACTATCCTTCGTGCTGAAATAATAAATCGTTTTGCTATCGTAAAATTCCGCTTTTTGCTGCCCGTTATATGTCTCGTAATAACGCAAAGCATATTCCGGTTCATGAATATTCCCATCGCTGAGGAAAACCGCTTCCCATGGTTCAATGTTTTTGACTCTTTCATTACCATTTCGGTCAATATATGCGAGCCGGGCTCCGTAGCCGCAAATGGTAGCCATCTTCCCCCATTCACTATCTTCGTCAGCAATATTATTGAGAGTGTTGAAATCATCAATCATTTGCTTTCCGGGCGAAGTAGTACCGGTCTCTCGCTTATCGTCAAACTCATAAGTGATCGGATGCCCAAAGAGATAGCCCACCTTCGTATCAACAATGTCTGAATCAAACGAGTTATTGAGTTTGTTATTGACCTTATGATCTATCCGCTTAACATGGCCTGTCTCGAAATCCTCGTATTCAATGGCTTCTCTGGTTAAGATCGGCACGCCCTGAACTTCAGCCTGGTAACGATCATATAGTTTTTTCATCCTGTCATGATCGTTCTTATGTGCTTCAATGATTTCTGCAATCAATTCAGGTGTAATGCCTGAAGCTCTGATCTGGTCTAAGAACTTTATCAACCTCTAAACCTCCTTGTTACCCCATGCCCTTTAAGGCTAGATACCTCATAATCATCTAAGCCGTACCAAATGGCCGAGAATGTATGCGGATCAATGTTGAATTCGTCTTCGATGATGTTTCCGTCTTTGTCCACTTTGAACGTGAGGTCCTTCAGTTCCCTAACGACATCGGGACATTGATCGGAACAGATAATTTTTTTGAATCGTTTTACTTTCTTGGTGTATTGCAGGCGCGAGCCTTGAAACTTCTTTGCAGGCTTCATGAGAAAGCCCTGCTGCCTAAAGAATCGAATTGTTTTAGGCTCGGCACTGTCGGCCTTGATCAAAACGCGCTTAAGTTCTTTTAAGTCCTCAGCTGTTTTGTCGTCGGTCGTATCGTTTTTGTAGTACTGCCAGTAGATGTACAGGATCTTTTCCTTATGGTCGATAGCCATACGAACCAGCGCGTTATATGAATCAACAAAACCGAAGTCCATACCATTCTTCAGAACCGGCCTGTCAATTGCTCTTATTGCATTCATCACTTCTTCATGCGGCTGCTCTTCAAACTGTGGCAGAACAAGTTTTCCGTTAACGCCAAAACGACCTTTCCGGGCAATGCGGTAAAGGTCTGGGTCATGTGTTTTTAAGTCTTCTAGCTGCTCAATATAGCTTTCAGGCAAAAATAAATTATCATCGGCAGTCGAGTGATGATAATAGGTTTTGTTTCTTATGATCGTTTTCTCTTTGTAAAGTTCTTCGTCATCCAAGACAAAAAACTGATTAGTGTCATCTTTGAAAAAGTGTTTATATGACCAATTCCCTTTGCTGACAGGGTTTGTAGATAGAATCATATGGAGTTGCAAAGTCGGGTGCCGCAAACGCCCCAATAACTCTTTAAAACCGTCGTATTTTACTTCTGAACACTCTTCAATCCATACAATTGATATATTGTTGATTGATTTCAGCTTCGCCGGCTTATCCATCCCTTTAAAGATGATCTTGCTACCGTTTGGAAAGCGTATCTGCATCGGTGAGGTGATGCATCGGATTTTATGATCCAACCCTATGTCGGTAATGATCTCTTCGAGTAGGGAAAAAGTCGAATCTCTATGAGTGTCGTAAACCTCCCGGACCACCAAGGCTGTTCGCTTTTCCTGCAGCAATTTCAGAACAATCTTCAAAGCAACATGATAGCTTTTGGATGATCCATAACCACCAACAAGGAAATAAAACTTTTGTGACCAATCAAAAAGAAAGTTTCTAAAACGGGGATTCACCTCTTTTTCCATCAGCGTCCCCCCTTATCCTTGATGATAATTTCGAATGACGAATCATCATCTTTATTTGTCAGGCGTTCTACTTCTGCCTTGGTCTTGTCGATATTCAAGCGCATTTGCTCCAATTTAAGGCGTCGCTCGTCTGTTTCGTGAGCCAACTGGTCAAATTGCTTTATCAAGCTCCTGAGTTCCCCCATTGCCCGAGATTGAGCATTTAGGAAGGTTGCATGACGATCCCAAGCGAATTGGAACTCCCATTCTTTTTCATCACCAAACATACCTGGCTTCTCTTTTTTCAAAACCTTAGTCATGTCGTCCTTATCCTGCACGTGCATAATGCGCTGCGCCCGGATAATGGCTGCATATTGAATCTGAATTTGATCCCATATCATGTCAGCAGGCGAACGCTCCTGAATCTCTTCCATGATCTCAAGCGTTTCTTCTGGCAGGAATTTAGAAAAAAAGCCGTGAGTCACAGCATTTTGATTCTTCTGTGGTGCGCCACCGTTGTTCCCTAATGCATTTTTGTTGCCCGGTTGCCCGCCTTTTTTTGTGTGCACACTTTTTTCAATGGGTGCACCCTTTTTCCTTTCCCAACCATGCCGCTGCTTCCACGATTTAATGGTGTTCACTGACACCCCGTATTTCTCGGCAAGGTCCTTGTACTTTATGCCTTTGACGTAATCCTTATACGCCTGAATGTGCTTTTCGGCCATCTACATTCACCGCCGCCCCCTTCTGATTCGTGTTGTTTTGGAAAAGATATTCCCTCTAAACCACCACCGCGCTCAAGCCGTTAACCGCCAATTGTCTATCCTGAGACTTACCGGAAGCAGTTTACAAAGAACATAAAAAAGCACCCTGGAGGATGCTTTTGAGATTTTATAATTGTCTTGAGGTTCTTTCTGCAAAAATAAGCAAGTTTTCTTTTGGTGACAACAATTTTTCAACAATCTTATAATAACTTACAGAACCGAAACTATTGTATTGGTTCACGTTATATCTAACGAAACTGTTTGTTAATAGCATGTCTTCTTTCTTAAATTCTTTCGTAATTTCAACACAGCTGTTTTCTTCAATCAAAAAAATAGCATTCGAATGTTGATCAATAAACTTCCAATCAACGGATTGAATTAAATTATCCAAATTTTTCACCTCCCCACCTTATTATCGGCTAAGGAGTGTGACAAAGGAACTATTTGCAAAATTTGTCGAACGAAAGCACCCTTCATAAATAGGTGGCAGTCGTAAGACAAAAAAAGCACCCTTTAGCTGCGGGTGCCATCAACGTTTCTTTTTATAGCCTTCAATGTCTTTTCTCAAGAATAGGCGATCTCTATTTGTTGTTTTAATCGGAATCAATGTTTTGTAATCCACCAGCTGCTTGAGGTTCTGCCGACTGCATCCGATAATCTCAATGGCTTCAGATGTCGTTATGACTTCTTTATCCATGAATTCTCTTAGCTCGTCAATACTTTCAAAAACAAACCTAGTCATTCCGCGTGTTCCTCCATCTAAGGATAATATTAATAATAGTGATTACCAACCAGGCAAGAGCCAAAACCATTGTAATGATATCCAAAGTACCAAGATGATCATAGTCAAAGTTTGCAAACACTGCCACGAACAGAACAAAGAATATTACCGTTGACCCGTCTACTAATTTTTTCATATAGTTGAGCATGGAACTCAAAGTGTTATAATATGGTGAGGGGGAAGTGATTCCCCCCATTGGGTTATTTGCGACGTTTCTTCTTGGCGGGAGAACGTCGTTTTTTGTTATCCTTCATTTCCTTGATGTTCTTGACCATCGTTGTAATTCCGGTAAGGATTGCAACCAGCCAAGCCAAGTCCCGAAGGATAATTTCAACCATTTCCATGCTCTTTCAACACCTCCTTTCGATACTTTAATTATATCAATTATATTTACCACCGTCAATATAAATACAGATAAAATTTAGGTTTTTTACCAAAAAATATTGTTTTTAGACAAAAAAACAACCTATTCATGCTAAACAGAATAGGCTGTGTTCTGCTCTATTTTTCATTTTCAAACGGGAACGCTCAATGTTTTTCTGCACTGTTCCTTTTTTAATGTTCAGCAGCTGGGCGATCTCCTCGAAAGACATGTTTTGCACAGTATGCATGATGAAAATGTCCTTCTCTCTTTCAGTAAGGACAGAAAGGGCATCAGCAATTCTTTCTTTGTCCCAATCGCTTACCTCTCCTTCTGGCTCCAGATTTATCGCATATTCTTCTGGCATTGCATCAATGATGCGAGGATCAGCAAGAATCGTTCTTTGGTAAACGTCCCTTCTGTCAGCCCCCCGGCGCGCTCCTGGTTGTCTCCCGTTCTGCAGCCATTCGAGAGTGAATTCAATATCGCTGATCATACTGCCAATGATTTTCTTATCGTTCTTTTGTTCTGCTGTCATTTCAATTTCTGGTGTTTCCGAGAATGCTCGGTACATCTTTCTCGCTTCTTTTAACGCTCTTTTGTATTCAATGATTAAATCCTGCATGTTTA